TGTACCCCTTTGAATGATGCGAGGCTTTGACATAAACTGAGAAGTATTTTGGACAATATCCTTATTCATGTCCATACGAGATGGCATGTTAAAATTCTCATTGATTGGCTTTGAAGATGTTGGACCACCACTATGAATAGTGGTGGTCAGAGGTTCCGCACTACTGTCCGTGACGGAGGGACTATTATCTTTAAAATCAGTGGCCAGCTAAACCCTACTTAACCTCCTAGCCAAAGGTTAAGGGGGTGACGTTACGTACGCCCCTACGGTGACTATTTAACTCGAGATAAACTAAAGAAGGTAAGCCGTACTCCCTTTCGGACCTTCACTCATAAAGGATCATCGTTCAGGAACGTGCAATTATGAGTGTTTGTGAATGATACGCTGGTGTGACACACAAACCCAGAATAAACAAAACACGACGGTATTATAATGCCTCCTCAGGCGGAGTGACGCAAATCATTCTGCGCCATTGTCATTTTTGGTTGTTTTATATTGTTTTTGTGATTTTCGTAATGTTTTCAGAATACCCTCAACTCAAATTAAATAAAGAAAAAGATTGAAATTCAAAAGGTCCACTCTCTTCCAAAGGTTTCCCTTTGAACGACAGCCTGGTTTCTCGTTATGGCAGGTAAGACAAGCCCCCTATCATGAACCTTATTGCATGCATTGACAATGTCTCCGCAGTAGTTGTTATAAGTTCTTGAATCATGAAGAGCTAACTCTCCTATCATATTGTAAATGTTGTCTCTCCAAGCATCTTTAGCATGAGGAGATTTCTTCATCCACCTTATGGAATCCATTATGGTGTTAATATCTAATGGAGCACACATACGAGTTTTATAACCAGGGACAACTGAGTTAAAAGCAAATGATCTTTTAAGAAAAGAACAATCTTGCAAATTTCTCAATTCTCCGGACATAAGATGCTTACTCTCGTCCGTAAAAACAATACCAAGACAATCATAAAAGGTCTCTGACAAATTTTGAGGAGTAAACCAGCTTCTCTCATCGTCAAAACCCTTGAGTAATGAAATCATGATATCATCACCGTAGACGATCCAATAGAAAATCTCTCTGTGTGGTTTGAAGAGTTTTTCTGCTGCAAGCACATACTCAATTAAATTTAATGGCTTATCGTTATGTCTCATATAACACATGATTAAAACATAATGAGTCATTAAACTGTTGGCATAGGTGTTAATTATGGGTGTGAGGGCATTTCCAGATGGATTTGAACCAACCCATTTATATACATCGCCACAAACTATATGTTTGGAAAAACTCA